AATTAAATCGAGATTTTTGTAAATCAAGAATCCCATGAATGCCAGCACTGCCATGATGACCAAAGCCACCAACTTGAATGGCGAATCCACATAGGTCAAGATTTTATCAAGATAATCTTTTTTAACCACTGCCATGATTATCTCATCTCCGGTACGACTTCTAATTCTACACCTACTAGATCCGGTCTGTTGCGCCCCATCCATCCGGCGGCGAATCTATTGGCGTCGGTCTGGCTGTTGCCTATGCCACCAAATGTATGCACCACTTCATTGGTGTTGGCATTGCGTATCTGCCACCGACCAGTGAACTCGCCTTGTGATCGTTGTGCTGCATACTGGGCGATCAATCGGTCTGCTTGTTGATTTACATTAGGCTGGGCCTGCACGGGTTCGGCTTCGATGCTGGTGATCCTGCGGCGCTGTGCTTGCAGTGCTGAACGCACCGAATCCATGGCAGCATCAGCATTAGGGGCATCAACACTGAGGCTGTCTGTGACTTGTTCACCATTGCGAGTTTCACTCCAACTCACGCGATAGCGTTGTGTGTCCGCCGCTCTCAAGCGTGTTTGTAAATCCTGCTGATCCTGCCGATTATCTTTTTGCTGTTGCTGATACTGTCGCACTTCTGCGGCTGAGGCTGGTTCGGCTAGGAAACTGTCGGGATCATTTCGGCGGAGTTCGAGCCAATGTTTGTCCTGCCGTTCAGCTTCGGCCTTGGCCAGTGCAGTATTTTCAGCGGCCACCAGCAAGGTCCGACCGCTGTCTGTGTCAGTGATGCGCCAGATGGTGGGACGATCCACGATCTTTTTTGCCACCTGTGCTCTACGGCTCAGTGGCTTTTCAGGTTCCACTTCGGATTTCTCCCGCGTGGTGAAATCAAATCCTTGTCCGCTATATTTGACCAAAGCAGTTTCGTTGGCCGAGTCCAGATTGTAATCTTTTATCACATCAATGACTTCACCAGTGTCAGTGTTGATCACTTCGTATTCTTTAGCAGCCGCAAGGCTGCGCGGGGGTGGCACTTCCTTGGCCAGAACCTGCCGAGCCCACGACTTCTTTAGTTCTTCGGGTGTGATCATACCTGCGCTGTATCGGGCAAACAATTCTAGTGCATCCTTGGCACCTTCTGTTTCAACATCGGCTTTGATTTTGGCGCCTTTGTCGGATCGGGAGTACTGGGTTTCACGGTATCCGCTCAACAGTTTGTACAGTTTCTTGCCATACTCTTGGCGCTCCAGTTCGGGTCTGCTGGCTATGTACATGGCTCTAGCAAAACGCAGCATGGTATCTTCCAGTGCGCCCACTTCTTCGTCGCCTTTGGCCAGATAATCGCCGCCCGGTGAGCGAAACTCGATGTAGCCATCTTTGATATGTGCCGAAGTGTATTTGTCACGGCCCACCCCATCTCTCACCATGTCGGCAGCCAACTCTATGAGATTCTTTTTCATGAGATCCATGGCAGCGGCTGTTTTCTCTGCGCCAGACATTTTTGCTGGCGAACTATCCCAGCCTGTGACTTCCTGCTCCTGCATTTGATTTCTACGGCTGCGCTGCACATCCTGCAGTTTGCCCAGAGCCGAACGTGCGTAACTGTTGGCTGAACGTCCAAAACGTTCCAGCACATACTGATCACCCAGGAACATTATGAGTTTGACATAGTCCACTGCGCCACCCTTGAAAGGCACGCTCACGCCCATGTGTAAACCAGTTGACGAGTTGGTGTAGGCATCGCCGTCGCTGTTGGCCCAGTCGATCACAGTCTGCAGAGATTCCAGCGCCTGCTTGAGTGGCATGGGTGGTGATACCACTTCCAGTCCTGTTTCGTCGCTGGGATCGTCGGGATCTAGGCTGCCATCAGGCTCGATGATCCAAAGCCCGGGCTTTCTTGACACGCTGTGATAGCCCGTGCTGCCACGCACTTGTGCATCACCGCCCAGGGCTTGGCGTAAACTGTCAGCGATGTCGTCCACAGTGCGATCGCCACCGCTGGTTTCACCGCCACGCCAGTAGGGCCAGTCTAAACCAAACTCACTGCCAACGTCACTCATGTATCGATATTCTTGTTCCAACCAGTCACTTTCATCGTAGTCGCTGCTGTCTCTGGTGGTGTCAAAATAATCGTCTCTGGCTTGATCAAAACGATCATCTTCGGTATCCACACTGGTTTCCACATCTGCCCGATACAGTTCTCTGGCCAGGGCTTCAATCTTTTCTGATTGTTCCTCGGACTCTTCACTGGTGTCTATGCCCAGTTCTTCCGCAGCACGCTCTCTGTAGGTGTCCTGCTCGTCGGGCCACACATTCTCATCATAGTAGTCACGCACGATCTGATCTGCGTTTTGGTTCCAGCCTTCGGCGATCTGTTCATCTCGCCATTCGTAGAAAGATTCCCGCATTTCTTGCTGCAATCTATTAGCAGACGATCTGCCGATGCCGTTGTCGCCGCCTTGGAAAAAATCCACCACCCCATCTATGCTGTAGGCACGCTCGTCCATGTCATAGTCAGCTTCGTAGTCTTCTTCCTCGCCTTCGCCGGCATCACGGAAGATGAGTTCGGCTTCAAAGCCTGCTTGTATGCCCTCGGCTTCGTCGGAATCGGCCCACTTTTTGAGTTCACCTGGGCTCATCTTGACTTCCAAGAGATCTTCACTGTCCTGTGATTCTGCTGTGATGCCACGTGCCCAATCGTCGGGTGTGACGCCGTATTTGGCCACCCACTGATCGTGCAACTTTTGAGGTGTGATATCATATCGTCGGGATATGGTTTGCATGACGTGATCTATGTTGTCATAGTTGGGATTTTCCAACTGTTTCACACCTTTGGCCAGATCATCCAGGTACTTTTCACGCTGATAACTTTCTGCTATGTCTGTGAATATTTTGTCGTGCTGTCGACCGTAATCAACCATGACACGTCCGGCCACGGTGTTGGCATCGGCTTCCACTCTAGCCAACTCTTGGCTGTTCATGTCATGATGCGCTGTGCCTTCGATAAACTGTTTCACGTGCTGCAGTTCATGTGTGTAGGTACGCAACACATCTGCTAGATATCTGTCGCCAACATACACATACACCTCACTGTCATCGGCTGTGTTCTTCCACTGCGTGACACCAAATGTGTTGTGATCTCGGGCCCAGGATCTATCGCTGGTAAAGGTGACTGGTGGTACTTGTTCGGGCTTCAGCGCCAATGATCTTAATATATCGGGTATGGCACGATTGATCTCCGAACTCAACCGGCTGTCCACGCCACGGAATGTGACACGGCCTTCGGTCAATTTACCGTTGGTTTTAGCCTTAGGAGGCACGCCAGCACGAGAGATTTTGAATCCCAACTGCTGAGCTGCTTTTTTCAAACTGTCGGGTCGGACGTCTACTGTGAGTGCGTTGCTGAATCTGGGATCATTTCGTTCTGCTTGGGAAGGAATATAACCCGAAGCTGCTTCCTTCAAAGGCTCGTCCCCGAATCCCCAACGAAACTCCGTCATGATTTCCATGCCTGTCACACGCTTGATCAAATCCCATACGTCTCTTTGCTGGCCTTGCTTGATCAGTTGGCCCAGCAACTTTTTCTGCTCGGCAGTGGCCTTGCGATAAAACTCGTTCAGTTCCATGATGCCAATATTGCCGGCATAGGCAGCTTCTTCTATGCTGAGTTCTTCGCTCTTGGCCTGATCACGTGCCTGCATCAATTGTCGGATCAATCCACGATTGCGCAGTAGTTTGAACACTAGATTTTCTGCAGAAAATTCCCCGGCACGATCTAGACCGGCCTTTCTCATGCGTTTGATTTTGTCCAGCAGCAGGGACAATCGATCATATTCAGGATTTTTCACAGCCTGTTCTATGGCGTGGCCCAGTTTTTTGTATTTGGACTGCACTGTGTTGTCGTCTATGGGCACTCGCTGCCGGCGTGGCATTTTCTGCCACTGATCACGAGAAAGGGAATAGACACCAGCACTGTGATGCTGATCAGCTGCGCCCTGCACATACAATTCCACATCAGAATCTTTTACCTTGATATTATATCGATCGTTGTACAGGCTTTTTTTGGCGTCAAACAATTCACGATACACTTCATCGTTGTCCAATCGCTTCATGTCAATGATCAGGTGCAGATCAATATCGGAATAGGGTGTGTAGGTATAGCCTGCGTTGCTGCCACTGACGGTGATGTCATCTATCTGGGAGGCATTTAATCCAAGATATTCTCTAAAATCATCGGCTATGCGCAGCAGGGCTCTGCGCACATCGGGTTTGATTTGATCCCCGTCAAACAATTGGGGATTGAGATCTTGATGCAGCTGCACAGCATCCTTGAGACTGTACTGTTCTAATTCCGTGATATCCATGATTTAATATTTAGCAGTTTTTCCACTAGGCACAAGCCAAAAAAATAGCGCAGTATTATCTGCGCTATTTCCAACCCGGGGGGTTGCCAGCAAATTTATGCTGCCACAGCTGTTTGTGGCTGTCCGGCTTTTTTGTTCTGTTCCACGATAGCGTGCATTTCTTGATAAATGCGATCTTGGCTCATGAAATCAAACACAAATGTTCCGGTATGGCGCAGTAGCACACGCTTGTCTACCCAGACTTCACCGCCTAGATCACGCCAGTTTTCGCAGAAAGTCCAGTCCTCGCTATAATAGCGATTTTCACGCACAGCCGTGTCAAAATATGTTTTCATATATTGATTTAATTCTGCTGGCAGTCCAATGTCATTGTTGAATGATTTCACAGCAGGATGGCTGTTCATCTTTTCAAATACATGGCGTTTGATCAACAAAAATCCTGTGCCAGTTTTTGATACTTCCTGCAGGCCATCTGGTGCTTCTTTTGCTCCGGGGAATCCGTTGACCACCCATTTTACTGGCAGTGTTTTCATGGGATATAATCCACCGATCACGTCTTTGTCGTGATTCAACATGGCCAGGATATGCCAAGGCTCAAAACCAATGTCGGCATCGATAAACATCAGGTGTGTTGAATCTGCTGTGTTCAAAAACTTGGCTACCAAGGTGTTGCGAGCACGGCTGATCAAGGACTCGTTGGTCATGGTTTCCATGGTCCAATCCAGGCCCAACTGGCGTGCTGTATTGCTCCATTTGATATAACTCATAAAATTCTGTTCAAACAATTGACCACCATAGCAGGGCATACAAAAATGGATTTTTTGTTTGCGGCAGTAGTCGATGTTGACCTGGATCTGACCTTGTTGGGGTTGCTGTTGATCGGCAGCAGGTGCTGGTGCAGCCTGGGCTGCTTCTGTCAGCGCCTTGGCCATTGCTTCTTTTTTATCTTTTTTTGCCATGTTGGTCCTCAAAGTAAAGTTGTGCTATTACTTAAGAACTCTACAGCGGCGGAGAAAATTTATTGAGCAGCAGCGCGATCGATCACGGCCTGATGATAGCCGTCGGACCAGTCACGATATTCAGCAGAGTCTGGGTCATAAGGATTGACCATGACCTGATTGTTTTGGTAGCATTTGTAGCCCTTGAGATAGCAACGACTGTCTCTGGGACCTAGATCCAATTTGCTCATGGGCTTGCTGGCAATATTTTCAGCGAAATTGGTTTGATCATTGAGATCTTTGATATCCCAACCTGTGCGCTGTATGCTCTGCACCAGTGCTGTTTCTATATCGTACACACGACTTTGCAGTAAATCCACAGCATCAATGGCTTCTTCAATGGCTGCCATTACATCAGCGATGCGATTGCGTTGATTTTCCATGGTTTCTGGAGCCAAGGTACGCAGCTGCATTTCAAAATCGTGCAGTTTGTACAAGGCGTCTTTGCTGATTTTTTTCACACTTGGCAGCAGCCGTTCCATATACTTCTGTGCCTGGGCCAAAGATTCTGCAGTTTCGGGTTCTGCGGCTTCTTGCGTGACAATCTGTTCCAATAATCCAACAAATCGATTTTTTTGTTCATTGGTGGCAGAGCCGAGATTGTCGCGTATCTGCTGTACTAGATCGTTGATTTTATTGGCGTCCATAGAATTATTTATTGTTCACACCCATGGCCGCAGCCACGGTTTCAAAATAATCCCGACCTGCCACTCGGAGATTGGGATCTACCCCAGTGGCACGGAAAAATCCTTCGCGATCGCCTGCAGTGACCATGGCACGAACATCGGTACTGCGTAGATTGGGATCACCCGCAATGCCCTCAGCATCCTGTGCTTCAGGCGTGCCACCATCTGAGAATGAGTCAAAATTGTAAACTGCCCGTAATGGCTGGCCTTTGGTATTCACCTGCTTGCCATTTGTCACCATTGGAAAACGCATGGCTTCTTCGCCGGCGCCGTACATGACCACAGCATTCTTGTAGCCTTTTTTATTCAAATATTCGGCAGCAAAATCACTCATGGGCACAGCAGGATCCATGACAAAATGATCACGATCCTGTGGCAATATTGCCCGCCACCAGGCCAATTTTTCAGCACCTGTCAAAGGATTTTTTTCAGGATCACTATCGCGAGGACTAATAAACAGATACCAGTCAGCATTCAATTCACCGGCCTTTCTTTTCAAGGCATTGATCAGTCGCTGATGTCCAGCATTGGGCGGATTAAATCTACCAAATGCGTATACCACTGTGTCTTTGTTGCCACGTGTGTTTTCAAACAATTCAAATAATAACATTATCTAGGTTGCCAATCGCTGCGTTTGATATATTTAACAAATTGTCCAGGAATGGCATATTGGTAACCACCAGGATCGGGCTGGGCAAATCCTTCGGGGTTGTCCTGGCGTATGATGCTGTGTTGCTGTATGCCTGTTAGCCACTGATCCAGCACTGAATCTTTGATTTTTTGCAGTTGTTCCACAGCACCCAGCGTGGCTGTGAGTCCTGCTGAATCGCTGAGCATGACGTCGGCTTGTTTGGCGCTGAGATTTTGTTTGGCCCAGACCGGAAATGACTGGGTCAAATCAGCGAATTTGGTGGCACGCTGATCACCCATGAACTTGTAAATCACTGAACCAGGACTTTTAAGGCCCGGTTTGGGCGATAGATAATTGTCCAACACTGTGCGATTTTTTAGTATGCTCTGCTCAAGTGCAGCCAGAGCACGATCCATTTCAGGATCCAGCACAGGCACAGTTTCCACATACAGCGGCCCTTGCACTATCAGGCCAGGTGTGTGATTCATGGCGTCGATTTGATCTGTGCTGAGTCGCTGTTCATCTGTGCTGCCCAGTTCGGGATAGTATCCTGTAATGGCCACACCAGCAGTGGCATTTTCTATACGCTCACCCAGTCTGCTGTCCTGGCGCACATAAAATCTCGTGACGTTGGGCTGGAATGTGTATTCACCACGGGCAGCAATGGCAGGTTTCTCAGGATAGAACAACAATCCACCTTCCACAAATCCACGGAAATCGCTGGGAGTAGCACGCTCAAATACCGAATACAATTGGCTCATGCCTTGTGCATATTGATTGCGCTGTGCTTGTTGTTCTGGGGTATCCGCACGACCTGTGCCGGCAATAAACTTTTTTACTGCTGACGCACTGGACATTTCGGTACTGACACCGTCAGCGGTTTTATTTTTGCCACGCTGCTGATACATCCAGGCATTTTTGGGAAAGAAATAGAACTGTCCCTCATCGTCCCTGCCCCAGAAAAACACCGGAGATCCATCCCATTTCACCTCCACCTGCTGATATTCTGTGGGCAGTCTGCGCAGTCGTTCTATGGCATGCAAGGCACCCTGGCTGCCATTGGTATACACAAGGTCTTCCAAGTGTTGATATTTGCGACCTATGTCTGGCATGGCCGCTTCTACAAGGAACTGGCGGCTCAGCATGATCAGTAACTTATGGTAATCTTGTTGATCACACCGCTGGAGAAATCTTTTACGCGGCAGCGCAGCCAAGTAAAGTTACCCAAGAGATTCAGCGCTGACACTCCGGTGTAAGCAGGTATGGGAATGTTGCCACCGGCTATCTCTCTGATTTCTATCACATCGTTGGGCTGTGGCGTCCAGTCAAATACCAAGGTGTTCACATAGGTATTGGTGTTGCTGTTGCCCGAACTGGTGAGTACATAACTGCCAAGATTGGGGAATAATAAATTTGCATTGCCACCTTGCCAGGCTGTGTTGCTGTTGGCAACTGCACCAAAATCCAAAGACAAGCGATTGGGATCACCGTTGCTGTCCACAGTGATGTTGCGCACCACTGCACCTTGGGCAATGTAAATGTTGCTGTTGTATGCAGAACTGTTGCCGCCAATCACATTCACATTCACGTTGCTGTTTAGCGGAGGCAGTTGTTCAAAGTCAAGCTTGGGATCAACAAATCTAAATATCAAATTAGCACCGGTTACAGGGCTTTCATCAGCCAGCACAGCGAAACAATGCAGGGGCGAAGTGTTGGCGTTGCTGCCTGTGCGTGGCAAGGGAATCTGCAGTATGCCATTCACAGATACCAGTACACTTTCACTGGTATAAGTGGCTGAATCATTGTTCAACACAAAGGTGTTGCTCAAGCCGTTGGCCACTATGGTCTGGCTGGAGAAGTTGCTGGTAGCGATGGGCTCGTAGAATTCTCTCACTGCCACTGTGGCATTGGCCGGCAGTGCATCGTTGAATACCAAGGTGCTGCCCACGGTGGTATATGCTCCGCCTATGGCATTGGAACCTGGAACTTGTATGATACCGTTCACGCTGACCACCAGTTGATCAGCCGGATACTGTCCGTTGAGCACAAATGATTTGGTGGTGCCCACGCTGTTGCTGTACACGGGCCAGGTCAGTGTGCCTGAGCTGTTGGGACCTGCGTACCAGTTGCCGGGTGCTGTGGCATACTGTACCACAACATTGGCAGCATCGGGTATGCCCACGATGATGGGTGTGCCATCAAAACTGTTGTTGTTGGCATCTGAAGCATTGACCAAAATCTCTGTGCCAATCTGCAGTGCTGAAATGGTGGGACCGTAGGTGAATCGCACTTCGGTGCCCGACTGATAAAACACGTTGCCGATGTTGCTGCCTGCTGCGGCAGCATTGGTATAGCCGGAATTGAATATCTGCGACTCTACCATGAGCGCTGGCACATTGGCAGTTTTTTGTAAAAAGGTATTCTGTCCAAGACCCGTTACTTCTGCGATCTTGAACCAGGGATAGTTGGTGGCCAAAGGATCCAACAAACTGCTGTCAGGGTCGGACTCCAAGGTGCCTTCAAATATGAGATTGCCTACAAAATTGGTACAGTAGTAGGCCACTGTTTGTAAGCCGCCCGGGCTACGATAATAACTGGCTGCTTTCACAGGATCGCCGGCCCAGTTGTTGGCAGTGTTGGCGTTGTAGTTGGGATAACCTGGATTGTAACTGGGGTTGTTGTTAGCGGCCGCAGTGGCATTCCAATAGTTACCGTAACTAACCGTTGGGATTAGTATCTGCCCCGATGTGCGCATGGTGTTACTCCTTGATTACTTCTACGATCACACCGCTGCCCACAAGCTCTTGCGCCACTGCTTCCAGGCTTGACGTTACATCAGCGCCGGCTATGGCATCAGATTCTGAGGCATCGTCCCTGGTCAGTTTGGACAGCTTGATTACAATGATTTCTTCGTATATTTTAGCCATACTACTATTTAGCGTGGCTCAATACGATATGTCTTTCTTAGCAGTCCAGGGAATGACATTTCAAACAGCATCTGTATATGCGGGTTGCTGGTATCAATGAACATATTGCTGGTCATCCAGCGGCGCCGCTGCCCCGTCATACGCTGTTGTAGACTAGGGCCCAGCCTGATTTCGTCTGAATAATTTTCGCAGAATTTGATCAGTTTTTCCACCACGG